ATGGTCGACGAGCAAGAGGAGCGCGAGATCCTGGAATGGTCTCTGGGCGATTACGACAACGGGGAGACGGGCTGCCCGAACTGCGGGCGACACAGACTATGCATCTGCACGAACGGCATGCACCGCTGCGAGAAGTGCAACTACTCGCCCGAGCTTTCCGGCTACGCTCCCGCTCACCTCGCATGAGCTGAAACCCGCATGAATACTGGCGCGCAGCCGCTTTATCGATGGACTCGAAACCCTGTTTTTGCTATGTTTAGATGGGGTTTTTGCTATCTAGCAAACAGCTCTTTTCAGGGCAGCCAGGATCGGGTAGGAGGCGGCCTCACGGCCGCCGTCCTCCCACACCACCGTGCGTACGGTTCCGTACACGGCGGTTCAGGCCATGCGGTTAAGCCGATTGATCGTATCCAGTATCGAGACCAGTCCAAGTCTGTCCCATAGCTTCTTCGGCAGCGCCTGATTCACATGCGGCGCTCCTGAGTTCCACCACGGGCCTCGGCCATTGAAGGCCGACTTGCAGGCACGCTCCTCGCTCAATCCCAGGCGCATCAGGTTGCGCGCCCTCGTAGAGGGCTGCTTCCATTGCCGCCAGATGACACAGCGAAGTTTGTGCCTGACCCAGCCATCCAGCTCTTCCAGTGGACGCTTGCTCTGGCTGAGCTTGAAGTAGCCTGCCCAGCCTCGCAGCACCGGGTTTACCCGCTCGATGACATTCGCCATCTTGTGGCCCCGCACCCCTCGCAGCAGTTCCCTGAGACGGTCGCGCACACGGCGCAGGCTCATGGTTGCCACTCGCAGTCTAGGCTGCGAGTGCCAACTCATCCCATACCCCAGGTAGTCGCATTTCCACGACCCAGCCACGCGACTCTTGTCCCGATTCAGTCTCAGTTTCAGACGGTGATTCAGGAACCGCTCGACACTGGCCAGCACTCGTTCGCCAGCACGCGGACTACGGACATAAATGTTCGCGTCATCGGCATAGCGCACGAAGCGATGGCCTCGCCGCTCCAGCTCACGGTCGAGTTCATCGAGCAGGATGTTCGATAGCAGCGGCGAAAGCGGGCCGCCTTGCGGCGCCCCCTCCTGCCGATGGCTGACAACCCCGCCCGACATGACGCCCGCTTCGAGGTAACGGCGGATGAGTCTGAGCACCTGTTTGTCTTCGACATGGCGCTCAACACAGAACATCAGGATGTCGTGGTTGACCCGATCAAAGAACTTCTCCAGATCGAGTTCCACGCAACACCTATGACCCGCCGCCACATGGGTGCGGGCCATCTCGACAGCCTGGTGAGCGCTTCTGCCCGGACGGAAGCCGTAGCTATAGTCCGAGAACAGCGGATCGAAGATCGGCGTGAGCTGTTGCAGCAGGGCTTGCTGGATCAGGCGATCCACGACACTGGGAATGCCCAGTTGCCGCATACCGCCCTGCGGTTTGGGAATTTCGACCGCCCGCACTGCCTGGGGATGGTATTCACCTGCCAGCAGCCTGACCTTCAGGATGGGCCAATACTGTTTCACGTAGCCTGCCAAGTCGGCGACCGTCATGCCATCGGCACCCGGCGCCCCCTTGTTGCTGACCACGCGCTGATACGCACGCTTGAGATTCGCCGGTGCAAGCACCCGCTCCATCAGCGTGTCCGGCTCCGCGTTCGTCCACGTCACCGACGCCGTCGATACCTCTGCGCTGTCAGGCGTCATCCTCGGCCTCTGGCCGGGACTCGGGGTGACAGTCTTCTCTTGGAGAAATTTCTGCATTTCGGTTATCGACGAGACGCTGACGCCTACTGGCGGCATGACCTGTTCGGCCCTTGATGGCGTGGTTGACCGCCACTTACTACGGCCTCGGCTGACTTCTGCACGCCCATCCCGTCGCCTCTCGACAATCGGTAGCACAATGGCAAGCGTACAGATCTCCCAGGGTAATTCGCGCGACCTTCCTGCTTATGCCTGTCGGATCTACGTCGCAGCGTTCCGTGCAAGTATCGGGCTTTGGCGATTATGGCCACCTCACCCCGCTGCGCCGCCTCATCCGCTTCCTGTTCGTCAGGCCAGCATTTTGCCTCGGGCTTCCTTCAGATTCGCAGTCGCCCGCGACACCCTTGCCTTCAGCTAACACTTCCCCTTGCCGGGTGTGTAGAGGACTTTCACCTCCAAGTCGCCAGGCTCACCACCACAGTGAACCCGACAGCGCCAGTCACGGCGCTACGCGCCATGCCTGGCGCACCACAAAAAAAGCCGCCTCAATGGCGGCTTTCTTCGTTGGGGTTCGGCTCAGTTCTTAGCTGGCAACTCGAACGGCCGGAAGCGGATCACTTCTTCGCCAAGCCACTCGTTCACCTGGGCCAGTCGCGCCTGGATCGGCTCCAGCTCGTTGACGGCCCACACCTCCGCCGCCTCGCGCAGTGAGCCGAACCCGCCGGCGTTGGTCGGCACGATGCCCATCAGCTGTGGCGGAATTCGCAGCGCGGCGAGCAGATCGTCGCGGCTGATGTTCTTGATCGACCCGAATTCATCCTTCGCCGCCACCTCGCTCACCGGGATCAGCTGCAGCCCGTCCTTCTTGCCGTTCGGCGCGTATACGAACAGGTTGCGGAAGTTGCCCGGCCCCTTGGCCGACTTGAGCGCCTGGCGCAGCGCCTCGACGTCCGCCTCATTCTGGTTCGCATCGGTCATGTACATGATGAACCCGGCATGCGACCCGTTCTGGTAGTACTTCCGCCGGAACAGGGTGGCCGACTCGTTCAGCAGCGCCGACTGCAGCGCCGAAAGCCACTCCGGCAGCCCGTACACCTCCTGGTTGATATCGGCCTCGCGCAGGTGGCAGATGCTGCCGCGCTCGAACTCATGCTCATCCTTCCATCCGCGCACCTGGTAGTAGGTTTCCAGGTCCGCCCCGCGGCGCATGTACTTCGCCAGCGGCGGCAGCAGTCCGAGCGCCTGGCCGAGCATGTTGCGCCGCTTCTCCAGATAGGCATTGCCGCACCAGAGCCAGTCCAGCGCAAACTGCTCGAACGTTTGGCGGTTCAGTAGACGATGAGGAATGAAAGTGCGTGCCAACATATTGCGCTTGAAGTTCAGGCCGCTCTGCAGAAACACACTCGCCCGGGTCGACTTCGCCAATCCATCAAGCGCCAGCGGCGGTTCGTACCAGCGTCCGTTCAGCCAGCACTCCAGATAATCGAAGACTTCGCGTCCATCGAGTACCGGCAGCGGGTCGCCGAAGGTGAAGGCCTCCACGCCAGCGGGGGGGGCAGTGATCAGTTCGCTCATCAGCAGATCTCCATGAATCCAGTGTTCGCCGAGGTCTGCCCCTCAAGCGGTTCGTTGTGCAGGGCGTGGAACAGTGCCCACGCGAGGTCGGCGTGGCCGGTCTCGTCGTTGCGCCCGGCGGTGTAGGTCATCTGGCGGCCCGAGGCCGTGATCGTCTTGCGAATCGCCATCAGCGAGCTGGCCACGTCCGTCCAGCCGGCATCGAATTCCAACCGGCCGTTGCGGATCACGTCGTAGGCCTTGAGCACCAGGCGCGTCTTCACCTCCGGCGAGTAGCTGAAGGTGGTCACGTTGGGGAAGAACTGGCGGACCAGCTGCGCCACGCCCGAGCCAAGCCCGGTCACGTCCACGCCGATATAGGTCACCCAGTAGCGGTTGCAGGCCTGGCGGATCGCCTCGGCCTGGGCGGCGAAGTCCATCCCGCGGAACTGATGTCGCTCGAGCACGCGGAACTTGCCGCCCGGCACCGCCGGCGGGGCGACCACCACCATGCCCGCGCTGTCGCCGGTCTCGGCCGGGTCGTAGCCGATCCACACCGGCCGGTCGCCCAGCGGGCGCGCCGCGAACGGCTTGTAGTCCTCGCCCCATTCGACCCAGCTGTCCACCATGCACGGCTGCAGCATCGTCAGCGGGAAGATGCTCGCCCCGTCGTCGACGAACTCGCACATCAGCAGGTTGGCGAACTGCTCGGCGTTGTACTCGAAGCGCAGTTCCTCCAGGTCGAACAGATCGCAGCCGCGGCGCTCGGCATCGAGGATGGTCACGATCTGCCGCCAGATCTTGTCCTCCCGGCATAGCTTGCCCGGGGCCAGGGTGTCGTGGCGCAGGTCGATCTTTACGTGCTGCGCCGCCGGCTTGCCCTTGTTCAGCCGCTCGCCCGTCCACCACTTGTACGCCGGGTGCCCCATGCTCGACGGCGTCGAGAAGTACGTCTTGCGCCACTTCTTGTGCAGCGCCATGCCAGACGCCACCTTGTTCAGCTCGTCGAAGCCATGCACCCAGAAGAATTCGTCGAAGTAGAAATTGCCCGACCGCCCCTGGGCGGTGCGGTAGTTCGTGCCGAGGAAGTGAAGCTCGGCGCCGTTGGCCAGCACGATCGGGTCGCCCGTCAGCTGCCGGCCCAGCGCCTCCTGGACGAACGCCTGCATGTAGTTCTTGAACTGGTGCGCCTGCGCCTTGCTCGCCGAAAGGAAGATCTGATTGCGCCCCGTCAGCAGCGCATCGATCAGTGCCTCGCGGGCGAAGTAGAAGGTCGCGCCGATCTGGCGTGACTTCAGGATCATCCGCGTGCGCATGTTGATCGCTCGGTACCAGTCCAGCTGGTACTCGAAGCAACTGTCGCGGAAGGCCTCCTCCAGCAGCTCGATCTCGCCCTCATCGAACTCGTTGCGCTTGGGCGGCTTCTTCGGCCCGGCGTTGCGCGCCTCAAGGTTCGGGTTCAGCTCCGCCTGGGTACCACCGGCCTGGAAGCGCTGGATTCGCGCCTGCCGCTCCAGCTGCCGGTGCAGCAGGTCGATTTCCTTGAAGTCGCCGCCGGTCTTCTGATCCTTGAGGATCAGCTGCACGAGCCGAGCCTCCAGCGCGCCACCGATCCGCTCGACATTGTCCGCCCGGTCCCACTCGTCCCGGGTTTTCCACGAGTGGACGGTCTTTTCCTTCTCCTCCAGGAAGTCGGCGATATCCGTCACCCGCCAGCCCATCCAGTACAGATGGCGAGCGGTGCGGCGTGGATCCTGAACGGGAATTTCAACGGTCGGTGCATTCATGGCGCCGATGCTGCCGCTCGCGCGCGCGAGTCGTTACTCCGGCGGCCTGTACGTCCAGCCAGTACAGGGCGCGCGAATTGCCCGCGCCGCGCGGGCTGCCGACCATGCCCTCACTACCTGCCCAGCAGCCACCAGTTGAGGACAGCCCGCATGGCCGGCAACAGCAAAAAGTACCGCTCCAAGATGTTCCGCATCGGCGTCGAAGGCGCGACCACTGACGGTCGTACCATCGAACGCAGCTGGCTTGAGGAAATGGCCGCCAGCTACAACCGCGACACCTACGGCGCGCGCATCAACGTCGAGCACATCAAAGGCCTGTCCCCGGACTCGCAGTTCGGCGCCTATGGCGACGTGCTCGCCCTGAAAACCGACGAGATCGAGATCAACGGCGAGAAGAAGCTCGCCCTGTTCGCGCAGATCCAGCCCAACGACGCGCTGCTGGCCCTGAACAAGAAGGGCCAGAAGATCTACACCTCCATGGAAATCCAGCCCAAGTTCGCCAACACCGGCAAGGCCTACCTGGTCGGCCTGGCGGTCACCGACAGCCCGGCGAGCCTCGGCACCGAAGCGCTGGAATTCAGCGCCAAGCACGGCACCCTGACCAGCCGCAAGCAGGACAAGGACAACCTCTTCACCGCCGCCGAGCCGGCCGAGCTCGAGTTCGAAGAGGTGGACGAGACCCCGTCCAAGGTCGCCGGCCTGTTCAAGAAGGTCAGCGAGCTGCTCGGCAAGGGCAAGCAGACCGAGGAGCAGTTCGGCGAGCTGGCCGAAACCCTCGAAGCCATCGCCAAGCACTCCGCCGATCAGGCCGAGGCGCTTACCGCCGAGCAGACCGCCCGCAAGAGCCTGGAGACCAGCTTCGCCAAGCTGGAAAGCGACCTGCAGGCGCTGACCAAGCAACTCGGCAACACCCCCGATCCCGAACAGTTCAAGCGTCCGCCAGCCACGGGCGGCGACGGCCAGCAACTGGCCAAGTTCTGACCCCGACCCGCCCACTGGAGCACACCCATGCGCAACGAAACCCGAATCAAGTTCAACGGCTACCTGGACCAGGTCGCCAAGCTCAACGGCATCACCTCGGCCATCGTCAAGTTCAACGTGCTGCCCTCGGTGCAGCAGAGCCTGGAAACGGCCATCCAGGAGTCGAGCGACTTCCTCAAGCGGATCAACATCATCGGCGTCAGCGAGCAGGAAGGTGAGGCCATCCTGCTGGGCGTCAACGGCCCGATCGCCAGCCGTACCAACACCGGCGCCGGCAACCGCCGCAACCCGGCCGACCGCAGCGCCCTGGCCAAGGATGCCTACAGCTGCAAGCAAACCAATTTCGACAGCGCTTTCCCCTATGCGCTGATCGATGCCTGGGCCAAGTTCCCCGACTTCCAGCCGCGCCTGACCGCCGCCATCGCCCAGCGCCAGGCGCTGGACCGCATCATGATCGGCTTTAACGGCACCTCTGCCGCTGCGGCCACCGACATCGGCGCCAACCCGCTGCTGCAGGACGTCAACATCGGCTGGTTGCAGAAGATCCGCACCGGTGCGCCGGACCGCGTGCTCGACGAGGTGGTTGCCGCCTCCGGCAAGGTCACCGTGGGCGCCGCCGGCGACTACAAGACCCTGGACGGCGTCGCCTATGACGCGGTGCAGATGCTCGAACCCTGGCACCGCAACAATCCGGACCTGGTCGTGCTCGTCTCGCGCAACCTGCTGCACGGCAAGCTGCTGAAGGCGGTAGAGAAGGGCGGTTCCTCCAACGAGGAAGAGCTGGCCGCCGACGAGATCATCGCCAAGGCTCGCCTGGCCGGCCTGCCGATTGTCGATGCCCCCTTCTTCCCGGACGGCAAGCTGCTGGTAACCACCCTCAGCAACCTGTCGATCTACTTCCAGGAGGGTGCGCGCCGCCGCCACGTGAAGGACGAGCCCGAATACGACCGCATCGCCGACTACCAGTCGAGCAATGACGCCTACGTCATCGAGGACTTCGGCCTGGTGGCCCTGGTCGAGAACATCGAGGCCGTCTGACCATGAGCCTGAGCCCAGCCCAGATCAACCAGCTGCGTAAGCGCGCCGCCCTGGAGGCGGCCGCCACCACGCCGGCGCAGACAATGGCCGGCGCCACCACCTACGAACTGCAGCTCGCCCAGCTGCACCAGGACTGTCAGCGCCTGAAACAGATCCAGTCCACCGAGGGCAAGGTCGCGCTCAAGGCGCAGCTGCTGCCGGCTTACGCCCCCTACGTGGACGGCGTGCTGTCCGCTGGCCGCGGCGCGCAGGACGATGTGCTCACGACCATCATGCTCTGGCGTCTCGACGTCGGTGACTATGCCGGTGGTCTGGATATTGCCGAGTACGTGCTCAAGTACAGCATGAGCATGCCGGACCGCTTCGAGCGCACCACCGGCTGCCTGATCGCCGAGGAAGTGGCTGAGGCCGCCATCAAGGCTCAGAAAACCGACGGCACCTTCGAGCTGGGCCTGCTGCTGCGCACCGCCTCCATGACCGATGAGCAGGACATGCCCGACCAGGCCCGCGCCAAGCTCTATCTCGCTATCGGCCGGGCCAACGTCGCGGTAGCAGGCGCAACCGATGAGCCGGTCGAGCAAGCCGAGTGGCTCAAGATGGCGCACAAGTACCTGGTGCGCGCCATCGAGCTGCACGACAAGTGCGGCGCCAAGAAAGATTTGGAGCGCGTCGATCGCCTCCTCAAGAAACACGCGGAAAGCAAGCCAGCCACCACCGGCACCGGCGAGCCACCAGCGAACGACCAGCCCAACCCCGACCAGGGCAATGGCGAGCCGAACGCAGAGGGCAACGCGGTCGATGAAACCGGCCCCGGCGAGCCACCCGCTAACTGAGCGTCCCCACGCACCCCGGCGGCTCGGGGCCGATCAGCAGGTTTCTCCTTGGCCAGCTGTGAAGCCCCGACCACCGCCGACCTATTCGAGCCGCGACCATGAGCGCCTTCATCGCCACCAACGCCACCGCAACCGCCGACCCGTTCCCCATCATCAACGACGGCTGGTTCCCCGACCTGGACGGCGCACACCTGCGCGCCGCCCTGCGCCTGGACGGCAGCGTGACCGATGCCCGCCTCGAGGTCGCCACTGTCAACGCCCTGATCGAAGTCAACCGCGAGCTGAGCCTCTACCGCCGCGCCCGCGAGGAAGAGGGCCACGCCAGCCTTGCCGACGTGCCTGCCTCCCAGCTCCAGGGCGAGAGCTACCTCGTGCACCTCTACCGCCGCGCCATCGCCTGCAGCGCCGGCGCCGAGCTGGCCGAGCGCATGCGCGACTACAGCGCCACCGGTGACGGCGCCGAACGCGCCGATGCCCTGACCCCGACCGCCGACGAATACCGCCGCGACGCCCGCTGGGCCATCCGCAACATCCTCGGCATCGCCCACACCACCGTGGAACTCATCTGATGGCCAGCCTGCGCGCCCAGCAGGGCGACACTGTGGACGCCATTTGCTGGCGGCACTACGGGCGCACCGCAGGCGTGGTCGAGCAGGTCCTCGACGCCAACCCCGGCCTGGCCGACCTCGGCCCGGTCATCCCCCACGGCACGCTGGTTTTGCTGCCGGAACAGGCCGTCCGTGCCGAGCAACGCCAAATGGTGAACCTATGGGACTGATCTACCTCGCCCTCTATAAGGGCCGCGGCACGCTGTTCAACCGCCTGATCCGTCTCTGGACGCGCTCCAAATACAGCCATTGCGAACTGGTCCTGCCCGATGGCCGCTGGCTCTCCGCCTCGGCTATGGACGGCGGCGTGCGCGCCAAGCACATCGAACTCAACCTCGAGCACTGGGACCTGATCCCGCTGCCCTGGGCGGACTATCGCCAGATCGCCCGTGTGTTCCGCGCCAACGCCGGGCAGGGCTACGACTTCTTCGGCCTGTTCGGCAGCCAGCTGCTCCCGGTCGGCCTGCACAGCCGCCACCGCTGGTTCTGCAGCGAGTTCTGCGCCGCCGCGCTCGGCTTCCCCATGCCGCAACGCTACAGCCCGGCTCAGCTGGGCGAAGTCGCCCAGCACATCAACACCCTCACGCTCAACGGACAGAGGAATGAAGCGCATGCATGACCAACCGGAAACCCTGGCGCGTCTGGCCGCTTGGGTACAGGAGAACTACCCCATCATCTATGCCGCGGCGCTTTCTATGGGCATCGCCGGCGGCTCGCGGCTGATGCTCGGCGGCGGCTCGCTGCGCCGCATCGCCATCGAGTCAGTCGTCTGCGGCCTGATCACCCTGGCTGCCAGCAATGGTCTGGCGCTGTTTGGCATTCCGCAGGAATACGCCCCGTTCTTCGGCGGCATCATCGGCCTGATCGGCGCAGAGGGCGTTCGCGCCGGTGCCAAGCGCCTGTTCGAGCGTAAGGTGGAAAGCGTATGAGCGAACTTCTGATCATCGGCTCGCGCGGTCTCTCCGTGCGCAACCTGCAGGCCTCACTCACGCTGGCCGGCTTCGCTGTAGCCGTGGACGGCGACTTCGGCGAGCAGACCGAGCGCGCCGTGGCCGCCTACCAGCGCCGCGCCGGCCTGGTGGACGATGGCGTCGCAGGCCCGAAGACGCTGGCGGCGCTCCACGGCTACGACACCTCGCGCTACCTCAAGCGGAAGGACTTGCAGCAGGCCGCCGACCGCCTCGGCGTGCCGCTGGCCAGCGTCATGGCCGTCAACCAGGTGGAGAGCCGCGGCGAGGGCTTCGCCAGCAACGGCCGCCCGGTGATCCTGTTCGAACGGCACGTCATGCACGCCCGACTCCAGACCAATGGCCTGAGCGAGGCCGAGGCTGATGCACTCGCCGCCAAGCATCCCGCCCTGGTCAACCGCAAGTCCGGCGGCTACATCGGCGGTACCGCCGAGCATCAGCGTCTCGCCCAGGCGCAGCAGATCCACGCGGCCGCCGCGCTGGAGTCCGCCAGCTGGGGTCTGTTCCAGATCATGGGCTACCACTGGCAGCGACTCGGCTACCACGACGCCCAGCACTTCGCGGACACCATGGCCTTGAGCGAGGCGGCCCAGCTCGACGCCTTCGTCACCTTCATCGAAACCGACCCCGCGCTGCACAAGGCGCTCAAGGGCAGGAAGTGGGCCGAGTTCGCGCGCCGCTACAACGGCCCGAACTACGCCCGCAACCTCTACGACGTGAAGCTCGCCCGGGCCTATGCGCAGTTCGCCGGCGAGCAGGAGCGCGCGGCATGACCATCGCCCGCCAGCTCCTCTACGGCCTCGCGCTGGTCGGCGCGCTCTGCCTGCTGATCTGGGTGCAGCAACAGCGCATTGACACCGCCCAGGCGCAGGCCGATCTCGCCAGCGAGCGCCTGCAAACCGCCCAACAGCGCAACGCCCGCCAGGCCGCCACCATCACCCGCCTAGCCGGCGAGGTAGCCACCCAACGCCTCGACCAACAGGCTCTGCAACAGACCATCGCCGACCTGCACCAGGCTCACGCCACCGATCAGCTCAAGAAGAAGGAACGCCGCCGTGAAAACCCAACCCATGCGACTTGGGCTGCTCAGCCTTTGCCTGATGCTGCTCGCCGCCTGCACGAGCGCCCCGCCATCACCGGAGCCGCAGGTTACCGTCAGTGGCTGTCCGGTCGTGACGCGCTGCACGCTGGCCCCGGCGGCGCCGAGAAGTAACGGCGAACTCAGCGACGACACCGACTACCTCATGGCCGCCTGGGGCGAATGTGCCGCCAAGGTGGACCTCATCGTCGACCACAACGCACGAAGCACCCAGCCATGAACAAGCCCAACTCCCTGCGCGCCCACCTGCTCGCTGCCGTGCCCGAGCTGCACAAAAATCCCGACCGTCTGCTGGTGTTCATCGACAACGGCACCATCCGCAGCACCGCTGCCCATGGGCTGTCTTTCGAGTACAGCTACACCCTCAACGTCATCCTTACCGACTTCGCCGGGCACCCGGATGCCGTCGCTATCCCCCTCCTCGCCTGGGTCATGGTCAACCAGCACGAATTGCTGGCCAACCAGGAGAAGGGCAAGACCGCCATCGCCTTCGAGGCTGACGTCCTGGACAACAGCAAGGTCGACCTCTCCATCAAGTTGCCGCTGACCGAACGCGTCATCGTCAAAAAGCAGGCAACAGGCGCCCTTGACGTCACCCACCCGGCCGAACCCCAGCTGGAGCCTTTCCTGGAAGCGGGCACCTGGCAGTTGTATGCCGAAGGCATGCTGCTGGCCGAGTGGCAGAGCACCGCTCAGGATGGCGGCGACATCGCCAGCCCGCATCCGGTGCGCCATGGCTGAGGATCTTCGCGCCCTGGAAGACTGGGCCGGCGCTCTGCTAGCCCGGCTGGAGCCAGGCGCTCGCCGCCAGCTCAACCAGCAGATCGGCCGCGAGCTGCGGCGCAGCCAGCAGCAACGCGTGGCGAGCCAGCGCAACCCGGACGGCACGCCGTACGCACCGCGCAAGCCCCGCCAGCTGCGCGGTAAGGTCGGGCGCATTAAACGGCAGATGTTCACCAAGCTGCGCCAGGCTGCGCACCTCAAGCTGCGCAGCACCCCGGATGCGATCGCCATTAGCTTTATGGGCCGCGTAGCCCGCATCGCCCGCGTCCACCAATACGGCCTGCGCGACCGCCCCGATCGCGGCCAGGCCGAGGTGCAATACGAGCGCCGCGAGCTGCTCGGCTTCACCGATGCCGACCTGGAATTGATCCGCGACCAGCTCCTGGAACACCTCACCCGCTGACCTTGCCCTGTAGCGCATAGCTCTACAGGCTCAGCGCCGTGCGCTACGCGCGCGCGAGCCGCAGCATCAGCGGCATGAACATTGCCGACCTCGCCCGCATCATCGAAAACCTGATCCGCTTTGGCACCATTGCCGAGGTGAAGATGCAGCCGCCCCGCGTCAAGGTCAGCAGCGGCAACATCACCACCACCTGGCTGCCATGGTTGAACCTGCGCGCCGGTGCCGATCGCGAATGGGACCCGCCCACCGTCGGCGAGCAGGTGGTGCTGCTGAGCCCATCCGGCAACCTCGCCCAGGGCGTGGCGCTGACCGGACTGTTTTCCGATCTGATCCCAGCCAACGGCGACCGCGAGGGCCTGCACCGTCGCAGCTACCGCGACGGCGCCGTCATTGAGTACGACAGTATCGCCAAGCGCCTGATGGCCGTTCTGCCCGCTGGTGGCACAGCCCTACTCACAGCGCCGGGCGGCGTGTCCATCCTCGGCGACGTGGATATCACCGGCACCGTAACCGTAAGCGCAGACGTCATCGCTGCCGGCATCAGCCTGGTCACCCACAAGCATGGCGGCGTGCAAACCGGCTCCGGAACCACGGCGGTGCCGAAATGATCGGCATGTCAGCCACCTCCGGGCGCGCCATCGAGGGCAACGCCCACCTGGCCCAGTCGATCGCCGACATCCTCACCACGCCCATCGGTTCGCGCGTCATGCGCCGGGAGTACGGCAGCCAGCTGCCTGACTTGATCGATTGGCCCACCAACGACGCCACCCGCCTGCAGGCCTATGCCGCCACCGCCATGGCGCTGCTGCGCTGGGAACCACGTATTCGCCTGAGCCGTGTGCAGCTGTTCCTGGGCGAGCAGCCCGGGCAGATGGTGCTCGACATCGAGGGCAGCCGCGCCGACGTCAACGAGCCGCTCAGCCTGCGCATTCCCCTGCGTCTCGGAGCCATCACATGAGCCAGTTCACCGCCATCAACCTCGCCCAGGTGGCCCCTCCGGATGTGATCGAGCCGCTCGATTTCGAGCAGATCCTCGCCGCCATGCTGGCCGATCTGCTCGATCGCGCACCCGAGCTGGACGCCCAGGTCGAGTCGGAACCCTTCATGAAGCTGCTTGAGGTTTGCGCCTACCGCGAGTTGCAGCTGCGCGCCCGCATCAACGATGCCGCCCGCGCCGTCATGCTGCCGTACTCCACCGGCACCGACCTGGACAACCTCGGCGCCCTGTTCGGTGTAGAGCGGCTGATGCTGAGCCCCGCAGTTCCGACTGCCATTCCGCCGATTCCCGCTGTCTACGAGAGCGACAGCGACTTCCGCTACCGCATCCAACTCTCGCTCGAAGGGCTGTCCACCGCAGGCCCCGAGGGGGCGTACATCTTCCACGCGCTGAGCGCGGACGGGCAGGTGCTCGACGCCAGCGCCATCAGCCCAACCCCTGGGCAAGTGCTGATCACCGTGCTGTCGCGTGCTGGTACCGGCGTGCCAAGCGCGGCGCTTCTTGCCACCGTACTGGCCAAGCTGAGCGACGAGAGCGTCCGGCCGCTGACCGATTACGTCCAGGTGCAGCCAGCGACCATTGCCCAGTACCAGGTCACCGCCACGCTGTACTTCTACGCCGGCCCGGACCGTGAAGTAGTCATGGCCAACGCCCGCGCGGCACTGGAGGCCTACACTGCCGGCCAACACCGTCTCGGGCTGGATGTCACGCTCTCCGGCATCTATGCCGCGCTTCACCAACCGGGCGTGCAGCGTGTGGATCTGGCCAGCCCAACCGCCAACTTAGTGGTCAACCGCCAGAGCGCGTCCTACTGCACCGCCATCAACCTCACCGATGGTGGCCTGGATGAGTGATCAGCCGAGCCTGCTGCCGCCCAATGCCTCGCCGCTTGAGCGCAAGCTGGAGCAGGCCACCCTGCGCCTCGGCACCATGGCCGTGCCGCTGCGCGACCTCTGGAATCCGGACACCTGCCCGGCGCGCCTGCTGCCCTGGCTCGCCTGGACGCTCTCGCTCGACAGCTGGCAGCCGTACTGGCCCGAGGCAGTTAAGCGCGAGCGTATTCGCGCGGCGGTCGACATCCAGCGCCGCAAGGGCACCGCCAAGAGCGTGCGCGACGTCGTGCGCAGCTTCGGCAGCTCCTTGGCTTTGCGTGAATGGTGGCAAACCGAGCCTATGGGTGCCCCGCACACCTTTGAGGTTGTGCTCACGCTTGGCGCTAGCGTCCCCAATACCGCCGCCTACCAGCAGGACATCATCAAGGAAATCGAGCGCACCAAACCCGTGCGCTCCCACTTCACGCTAACGCTCGGCCTGGCCGCCACTGGAGGCCTCGGCCTGCAGGGCGCCGCAAGGCCAGTCATCTACCGCCGCCTGCAATGCACTGAGGCCCCGTAATGGCACTACCCATCACCATCACCGATGCCGGCCGCGCCGAGATCATCAACGCCCAGAACACCGGCACCGGCCCGGTCACTATCACCGAGATCGGCTTCGGCACCGGCCAATACACGCCCGCAAAGACAAACACCGCACTGCTGGCGCAGGTCAAACGGGTCAGTTCCATTGCCGGCCAAGTGGTAGCTGATGACACCATCCATGTGATGGCCAAGGACGAAAGCGTCGAGGCCTACAACGTTGGGGAGTTCGGATTATTCAGCGACAAGGGAACGCTTCTGGCCGTTTACTCACAGCCGGCTGAATTGGGGTGGATAATCCAGAAGGCCGGCGCCTCAACGCTGCTGCTGGCTACCGATATCGTTCTGGAGAGCCTCAGCGCCACCAGCCTGACGTTCGGCGATGTGCTTTTCATCAACCCGCCAGCGACCGAAACTGTGCCCGGTGTGGTCATGCTCGAAAACACGCTGAGCAGCACCAGTACAAGCCGTGCGCTAACTGCGGCGATGGGCAAGAAGCTGCACGATGAGAAACAGCCTAAAGATGCAACGCTGACGGCCCTGGCTGCGCTGATCACCGCGGCCAACAAGTTGATCTACGCAACCGGCAGCGACACCTTTGCCACGGCGGATCTGACGGCATTTGCACGCTCGCTACTGGATGATGCGGATGCGGCGGCAGCCCGCGCCACCCTCGGAGCCCAGCCGCTCGATACGACCCTCACTGCCCTGGCTGGCGTGGTCACCGCGGCCAACAAGTTGATCTACGCAACCGGCAGCGACACCTTTGCCACGGCGGATCTGACGGCATTTGCACGCTCGCTACTGGATGATGCGGATGCGGCGGCAGCCCGCGCCACCCTCGGAGCCCAGCCGCTCGATACGACCCTCACTGCCCTGGCTGGCGTGGTCACCGCGGCCAACAAGTTGATCTACGCAACCGGCAGCGACACCTTTGCCACGGCGGATCTGACGGCATTTGCACGCTCGCTACTGGATGATGCGGATGCGGCGGCAGCCCGCGCCACCCTCGGAGCCCAGCCGCTCGATACGACCCTCACTGCCCTGGCTGGCGTGGTCACCGCGGCCAACAAGTTGATCTACGCAACCGGCAGCGACACCTTTGCCACGGCGGATCTGACGGCATTTGCACGCTCGCTACTGGATGATGCGGATGCGGCGGCCATGCGGGCTACATTGGGGCTCGTGAAACAGGACAGTGCTACAGATGCTACTGCTGGGCGTGTACTTACAGTTGGGGCTTTTGGTTGGGGGGTCAACTCTCCTGAGGTAGTTAGCGACATCGACGCCGTGTTGCCTAATGGCGCTTATCTTGTGGGCGCAAACGCTACTGGCAACCCTTTCGGGAGCACAGGCTGTTCCTTGCTTGCAATGAGCCAAGGGGCTGCGTTCGGCTCACAATTTGCTGTAGCAAACGGGGGAAGTGTGTCTACGCCTATTAAATGGCGCGTTAGAAACTCTTCTGCCGCATGGGGGCCTTGGGTGGATGTTTGGCACTCCGGCAATCTGATAAAGCAGTCCTCAGCTACGGATACGACTGTTGAAGCCGTATTGACTGTTGGCTCTTTTGGCTTAGGGGACACCAAGCCGGATGTGTCCGATTTCAATTTGGCCCCCCCTGGGTTTTCGATCGCAAACGGCTCGACCGCAGCCAATGGTCCAGGTCCAGGGGGCTCCATCTTCATCAACACATACCAGGACGTGACGTTCACCACCCAGTTGGTCCAAGAGGCCCTGGCGGTAAGTGGAGCCCGCAAGTTCATTCGCGTAAAGACGACCGAATGGCAAGCCTGGAGCGAGCTGTATCACACCAGCAATCATCAGGAGGCCACCCAGGCTGAGGCCGAGAGCGGAACCGTGGCAGGCCGCTGGTCGAGCCCTCTGCGGGTGTTCCAGGCGATTCGATCGGCGGCAGCCAATGCGAGTGAAACGCTGCGCGGCGTGCTGCGGGTGGGCACCAAAGCCGAGGTGGATGCCGGGACACTGGACAACGTAGCCGTTACCCCCAAAAAGCTCCGCTGGGGGCTGTCATACCTGTTGGCGGCGAATGGCTATATCGCATTCCCTAGCTGGCTCGGTGGTTGGATTGTTCAGTGGGGCACCGCCTCGATCACGACGAACAGCACGGGCGGGGTGGCCACGGTGTCATTGCCCTATGCCTATCCGACCAACCATTTCGGCGCCGTCGGCAACTACAAGAAGAACCAGATCATTAGCGATGCCTTCCCGGTAAGCACCTATCCCGCCAGCCTCAGCACCGTGACCTTGGTGCTCGACGCCGCAACTGGTTCGGGCACTCCGACAGGGGCCCAGGAAGTGTTCTATATTTCTGTAGGTAACTGACATGAAGTTTTTCTTTTGTGCCGAAACGCTAGGCTTGTATCCAGGTCAACCATATGGCGATGCCGTTGGCAAGCTCTGTGTGGAGATCAGTGAGGAGCACTATCGCGCGGTCGCGGGCCACCCTCTGGTAGCAGACGAAAATGGGGCGCCAGTGCTGGCAAGCTCTTATCCGGCCATCATTACCTCCGAGGATCTCGCCCGCCAAATCGATTCGGCCGCCGACACCGCACGAGCTGCGGTAGTCGGTGACGCGACCAGGACGATTGAATACGAGCGATCTGCTGCGGAGGCCCGATCATTCGCGGACGCCGGCTATCCCGCGGACGCGGTGCCCCGCACCGTCGCCGCCTGGGCCATCAACGGCCGCACCGCGCAGCAGGCAGCGGACAGCATCCTGGCCGAGGCTGCGGCGTACACCGAGGCGCTGTACGTCATCCGCGAAACACGGCTGGCCGCCAAGGAGCAGATCCGCACGCTGATGGCCGCCGGCGAAGTCGAGCAGGCGCAGCAGCTGGCCGAGCAGACCGTTGCCGCCATCGAGGCGGCAGTGGCAGGCGTCGGCAACGCCGCGGCGTGATTCATTGCTGGAAGAACAGCCCCGCGAGTCGGGGCTTTTTCTTGTTCGTGCTGTAACCCCCACCGCTACACAGCCCGCCGCGTGCGCCCCTTGCGCGCGCGCGTCACCCTCAAGGCTCACTGATCCGGCACTCGCCCAGGAGCCTCAACCCCATGGCCACCGAATACCATCACGGCGTCCGCGTCCTCGAAATCAACGAGGGCACGCGCCCCATTCGCACCGTTTCCACCGCCGTGGTGGGCATGGTCTGCACCGCGTCGGATGCTGATGCGGTCAAGTTCCCCCTCAACAAGCCCGTGCTGCTCACTGACGTGCTGACCGCCTCCGGTTCCGCCGGTGAGCTGGGCACCTTGGCGCGCAGCCTGGATGCCATCGCCGACCAGGCTTCGCCAGTCACCGTCGTGGTGCGTGTGGCCGATGGCGAAGGCGTCGACGATGCCGCGAAGGAGGCTGACCAGGTCAGCAAGATCATCGGTGGCGTGAGCGCCACCGGCGAATACCAGGGCTTGAAGGCGCTGCTGGCCGCTGAAGCTCAGCTAGGCGTCAAGCCGCGCATCCTCGGCGTGCCCGGGCTCGACTCGCTGCCGGTCACCACCGAGCTGGTATCCATCGCCGAGAAGCTGCGCGGCTTCGCCTACGCCAACGCTTACGGCTGCGAGACCGTCAGCGATGCTATCGCCTACCGCGCCGGTTTCGGTGCGCGTGAGCTGATGCTCATCTGGCCGGACTTCGTCTCCTGGGACACCGTGGCGAACGCCAACGCACCGGCCAGCGCCATCGCTCGCGCCCTGGGCCTGCGTGCCAAGCTGGACGAGCAGGTCGGCTGGCACAAGACCCTCTCCAACGTGCCGGTCAACGGCGTGTCGGGCCTGTCCAAGGACATCTACTTCGACCTGCAGAACCCCGCCACCGACGCCGGCCTGCTGAACGCCGCGGACGTCACCACGCTGATCCGCCGTGACGGCTTCCGCTTCTGGGGCTCACGCACCTGCTCGGCTGACCCGCTGTTCGCCTTCGAGAACTACACCCGCTCGGCGCAGGTACTGGCGGACACCATGGCCGAGGCGCACTTCTGGGCGGTGGACAAGCCCATGCACCCCTCCCTGGTGCGCGACATCGTCGAGGGCATCAACGCCAAGTTCCGCGAGCTGATCCGCAACGGCTACCTGCTGGGTGGCGAGTGCTGGTACGACGAGGCCGCCAACGACAAGGACACCCTCAAGGCCGGCAAGCTCTACCTGGACTACGACTACACCCCGGTACCGCCGCTGGAGAACCTGCTGCTGCGCCAGCGCATCACCGACCGCCACCTGGTCCAGTTCGCCGCCGCCGTCAACGCCTGACACCCATTCACCCGCGCGGCCCAGGCCGCGCCGTAGGAGAGCCCGATCATGGCCCTGCCCAAGAAACTCAAGCACCTCAACCTGTTCAACGACGGCAACAGCTACCTCGGCATCGCCAAGGCCGTCACCCTGCCGGTACTCGGCCGCAAGCTGGAGGCCTACCGGGGCGGCGGCATGGACGGCCCGGTAAAGGTCGACATGGGCCACAGCGACGACGGCCTGCAGCTGGAGTGGACCCTCGGCGGCTGGGATCTGATCGCCGTGCGCCAGTTCGGCGCTACCAAGGCCGACGGCGTGCAGCTGCGCTTCTCCGGCTCGGTGCAGCGCGACGACACCGGCGAAGTCAGCGCGGTGGAGATCGTCACCCGCGGCCGGCATGAAGAGATCGACTTCGGCGACGCCGAGCCCGGCGAAGACACCGAGCACAAGATCACCACCGCCCTGACCTACTACAAGCTCAGCGTCGACGGTGAGGTCCTCATCGAGATCGACCTGCTCAACTTCGTCTACATCGTCGACGGCGACGACCGCCTGGCAGAGCACCGCAAGGCCCTCGGCATCTAAGCCGGGCAAAGCCAGCGCCCCCTTTCCGCAACCCGCCAGCAGCGAGCATGCTGGCGGTACTGGTCCATCTAAGGAGCAAATCCATGAGCGAAAAATGCGCCAACGTTAAACGCCTCGAATTTCTGTTGGCTCGCAAGGAGGCGCGAATTCGGGAGCTGGAGGAGCAGCTCGATCACGCCGCGTACTCCCTGGTGCTGCTCGCCAAACAAGACGAGCAGAAAGGCAGCGAGTTGCGCGCCGCCAACAAGCTGGCCGACCGTCTGGAGATCGATCTAGCCGTTTGCCGCGACGGCTGTGGTCCTGAGTAGCTACACGGTGCACTGATATTGAATCGTTGACGCCCCGGCCAGCCGGGGCTATCGTTCGCCCGTCGCTGCAAAATCAGTGACACGGGATTGGCGTCCCGTAACCACAAGGCGGACACGACCGCCAGTTGAGCGGTTTTTTTGTGTCCGCAGCATGGCAAGCCTGTTATGGGCGGGCCGTGCGTGGGGGCCTTCGGGCCCGCCGGTTACTTGTGGCCGGTACGCCAACCCGCACGGTTCCGTCCACCCAAATTGGCGTTTGGGTGGCGGTTTACGCACCGCACACAAGGACTACCGCCATGATCCTCCGCACCCTCGACCGCCTCGCCGATCTGCACGCCCACCTCAGCCCGCTGCAAGGCGCGGACAACGCCCTGCTCAAGGCCAACCACTTCGACACCCAGCTCAACGAACTGGCCGGCATCCTCTCCGACCTCAAGCGCCTGAATGATGTGCACCAGGAACTGGCCTGCCTCGACGGTGCCATGGCCCTGCTGCTGGAACTGCTCCAGGCCGCCCACCACAAGCAGCTTGGTGGTGACCACCTGCATTGCCTGCTGCAACCGTTGGTGGGCAAACTCACCGCCGCCGGACGGACCCTGGAAGAAATCCTCTAAGGAGCACAGCCATGAGCGCAGCGCAGCAACTGATCCCCGTACCGTTCTACGAAGACACCGTGGTTATGATTGGTCAAGACAACGAGCCGTTCGTTTCCATGAAGCCAATCGTGGAGAACATGGGCCTCGCTTGGCAGGTGCAGCATCGCAAGCTAGTGGAGAAGTTCAGTTCAGTTATCACCGAAATGGTGACAACTGGAGCTGATGGCAAGCAGTACGGCATGACCTGCTTACCATTACGCAAGCTTCCCGCGTGGCTCTACTCGATCAGCCCCAACAAGGTGAAGCCCGAGCTGCGCGACAAGATCGTCCGCTACCAGAACGAGTGCGACGACGCGCTGTGGGATTACTGGACCAAGGGCAGCGCCACGCGCCCCGGTGCCCAGCCCGTTAACCAGCGCATCGCCATGTCCCGCCACCGTTTGGCCCTGGGCAAGGAGCTGCTGCGCACCCGCGACGCCGGCATGCGCCAGATGATCCACCAGCAGCTGGACGAAGTGTCCCGCGCCATGGGTCTGCCTACGCCGGCTATCGAAAGCCTCGGCTACGCCGCGCCCACTGCCACGGACATGCTCAAGCCGTTCTGGGACGCGCTGGCGGCGCTGGATGAAAAGGGCGTGGAATACAACCATGCCCGCACCGCTGACCTGCTCGCCATCAACCTGCCCGAGCTGGCGCGCCTGTTCATCGAGCACGGCCAGCCGCTGCGCCTGGACACCGCGCTGCGCTCGGCCCTCTGGCAGAGCCAGGCGCCCCGCTGTCTGCACAAGAACCATCCCCTGGCGAGCCGGCTCACCGGCAAAACCATTCGCTGCTGGGTATTCGACGCACCCGGTAGCTGACCTCACGCTGTAGCGCCCTCCGCTACAGCGCAACCTCCTGGCTCCGCGCGCGCGCGAAGGGCACCTTGGGCACTAAACCCAACCAAGGAGCCCCGGCCATGAGCCAGAAAAACGACGCTATCACCCTCGACGAGCCGCTCAAGCGTGGCGAGCAGATCATCAGCAGCGTGACCGTGCGCAAGCCGGCAGCCGGCGAACTGCGCGGCGTGACCCTGAGCGACCTGCTCAACCTGGAAGTCAACGCGCTGATCAAGGTGCTGCCGCGTGTCACCTCGCCGAGCCTCACCGAACAGGAAGTGGCCCGCCTCGACCCCGCTGATCTGGTGCAGCTCGGCAGCAAGGTGGCCGGTTTTTTGTTGCCGAAGTCAGTGAAGGCGGAAGCATCCCTCGCCGAGTAGAAGACGCCATGGCGGATATCGCCGTGATCTTCCACTGGCCACCCTCGGCGATGGACTCGCTGTCGGTGGCCGAGCTCATGGAATGGCGCGAACGCGCCCGGCTACGTGGCTGCCCCGAGGAGTGATATGCTCAACCCAACCTTCACCCCACAGGGGTTTGCCCATGACCACCTTCATCATCATGACCATCGCCGCCTTCGCTCTGATCAGCGGCGCTGGGCTGTTCATGCTGCTGGGCTGGGCCGTCTACCGCTCGCTTGGGCGCTTGCTGCTCCCGCGCGACTGAACCTTCGCGGGGGCCTGTGACATGGCCTCCGACCTCAAACTAGAAGTTCAACTCGGCCTCACCGACAAACTGCTCGGGCCGCTCAAGCGCGTGCGCCAGGGCGCGGGCGACGTGAGCAAGGCACTGGCCAACACCCGCGAAGAGCTGCAGAAGCTCAAGCAAATCGACAACTTCCAGCGCCAACAGGCCGCGCTCCAAGAGACGGCCGGCAAGCTGAGCGACGCCCAGGAGCGCGTACGGCAACTGCGCGAGCAAATGCGCACCCTTGGCGACCAGGCATCGAACAAGCTCAGGACCGATTTCCGCAAGGCCAACGAGGCCGTGCGCGACATGACCACCCGCGTGCAGACGCAGCGCACCGAACTCGGCAAGTACCGGGAGAGGCTGAAGAATGCCGGCATCAGCGCGCAGGAGCTACGCACCTCGCAGGCCAACTTGAAAACGCAATTCGAGAAGACCACGGGCGCGCTGGAACAGCAGAAGCAAAAGCTCAAGGAACTCGGCGACCTGCAAAAGCGCAACGAGGCGCTCAACGCTGCGCACGGCAAGTCCATGGCCCATGCCGCCATGGTCGGCGGCGGTGGCTACGCCATGCTAAACGCAGGGCGCAGCGCCACCAACAGCCTGATGGGGCCGGTGCGCGCGTACGCTGACTTTGAAGACGCCATGGCCGGCGTCGCTAAACAGGTGGAAGGGGCACGAAACGCTAACGGCCAGCTCACCCCGACCTATTACGAGATGTCGGATGCCATCAAAGCCATGGCCGAGCGCATCCCCATGGCAAGCACCGAGATTGCGGCGCTGGTCGAGGGTGGCGCGCGCATGGGCATCCAGGGCAAGGACAACCTGCTGGCCTTTGCCGAAGTGGCCGCCAATGCCGCCACCGCGTTCGAGCTGCCGGCCGACCAGATCGGCGAGAACCTCGCGCGCATCGCCGACCTGTACAAGATCCCGATCCAGAACGTCAGCCAGCTGGGCGACGCCATCAACTACCTGGACGACAACGCCAAGTCGAAGGGCGCGGACATCATCGAGGTGCTGCAGCGCACCGCGGGCGTCACTGCCTCGGTGGGCATGAGTTATCAGGACTCCGCCGCGCTCGGCTCGACCTTCTTGACCTTGGGCGCGTCCGCTGAAACAGCGGCCACCGCTACCAAGGCGATGATCCGCGAGTTGGCTATCGCCACCGAGCAGCCTAAGCGTTTTCAGAAAGGGCTTTCGGCGCTAGGCCTAGACGCTGCCGCCGTACAGAAAAGCATGGCGCGTGATGCCACAGGCACCATCCAACAGGTGCTGGATGCCATCAACAGGCTGCCCAAGGACAACCAGCTGAGCGTTGCTACCCAGCTGTTCGGCGATGAGTTCGGGGACGATGCCAGCAACTTGGCCAACAACATCGCGGAGTACCGCCGGCAATTGGAATTGGCCAACGCCGAAGCTGGCAAAGGCTCGATGCAGAAAGAGGCGGACATCGCCGCCCAGTTGCTCAGCAAGCGCTGGCTGATGACCCAGAACAAGCTGTTCAACGCCCTTTCCGAAGCTGGAGAGTCGCTCAAACCGGTGCTAATCGACCTGATGGAAGCCGCCAGCGGCTTCCTGGGCGGGCTACGCGACTGGATCAAGGAGAACCCCACGCTGGCCAGCGGCATCCTGCAGGCCGCCGTGGGCCTCACCGTACTGGCAACCGCGCTCGGTGCGGGCGCTATCGCCCTTGCGGGCTTCATGGCGCCGTTCTCCATCCTGCAGTTCACCATGGCCAAGTTGCTGCTCAACAGCGCCGGCACCAAGGCGTCCATGGCGCAACTGTTCCCGACCTTTATCAAGGCTGGCCAAGGGCTTCGCTCGATGGCGACGGCTGCTATCGGGCTGGCCAAGAGCGCCTTGCCTGCGCTGGCAGCAGGCGTCCGTATGCTAGGCGTTGCGCTGTTCACCACGCCGCTTGGGTGGTTCCTGCTCGCCATCACCGCCATCGCGGCAGCTGCCTATGCCATTTGGGCCAATTGGGACACCCTCGGCCCGAAGTTCGCGGCCCTGTGGAGCGGCATCCAAGCCGGCGCCGGGGTCGCCTGGGACTGGCTCCAGGCCAAAGCTGTGGCAGTCGGCCAGGCCATTTCCAGCTTCTTCCTTAACTGGACGCTGCCTGGCCTGATCTATCAGCACTGGGACACCATCATGGCTTGGATGGGGCAGCTACCAGGGCGCTTCATGGCAATTGGCACGCAGATCATGCAAGGCATGGTGCAAGGCATCACCAACGGCCTGTCCGCCGTGAAGGGCGCCATCACTGGCGCCGCAGACAGCACCGTCGGTTGGTTCAAGGAGAAGCTCGGCATCCACTCGCCGTCGCGGGTGTTCGCCGAGCTGGGCGGCTTCACCATGCAGGGCCTGGAACAGGGGCTGGTGGGCAGCCAGGGCGGCCCGCTGGGCGCCGTCACCGCCATGGCGAAGCAGCTGGCAGCCGCCGGGGCCGTCACCTTCGGCTTGAGCGGCCCCGCGCTTGCGATGGACAACCGTCCGCCGCTCTCGGCTGTATCGACTTCCGGGGCGCGCGCTGCAGCTACACCGCTGCCCCCGGTGACCGTCAACATCTACCCATCCGCCGGCATGAACGAGCAGCAACTGGCGCAGCTGGTCGGCCAGAAAGTGGCCGAGGCCATGCGGGCCAGCCAGATTCGCAACCGCAGCTCGCTGAGCGACCAGGAGTAACACCCCATGATGATGGCCCTAGGTATGTTCGTGTTCAGCCTGGAAACCCTGGCCTACCAGGAGTTCCAACGGCAGACGGACTGGCGCCACGGCTCCACCAGCCGCATCGGCACCAACCCGGCGCGCCAGTACCTTGGGCGCGGCGAGGACAGCATCACCTTGCCCGGCGTGCTGCTGCCCGGCCTGGTCGGCAGCCCGCTCAGCCTCGACACCCTGCGCATGATGGCCGACACCGGCAAGGCCTGGCCCCTGGTGCAGGGCGACGGCCGCATCTTCGGCCTGTGGGTGATCGAGTCGCTCAGCGAGACGCGCACCCTGTTCTTCCGTGACGGCGCCGCTCGCCGCATCGAGTTCAACCTCAAGCTGGGCCGCATCGACGACGGCCGCGTCGATCTGCTGGGCAGCCTCACCGGTAGCGTCGGCGGCATCCTGCGGGGGCTGCTGTGAGCGTGCTCAGCCAAGCCGGCGCGCTGCTCGGTGACGCGGCCAACCGCTACCGCGAGGCGACGTCCTACCCCAAGCCGATCTGCCGCGTGATGGTCAACGGCCGCGACATCACCCTCGACATCGAGCAGCGCCTGGTCAGCATCGAGCTGACCGACAACCGCGGCATGGAGGCCGACCAGCTCGACATCACCCTCAGCGACCACGACGGGCTGCTGGCGATCCCGCCCCGAGGCGCCACCGTGCGCCTCTGGCTGGGCTGGAGCGATACCGGCCTGGTGGACAAGGGCAGCTACACCGTGGACGAGACCGAGCACAGCGGCGCGCCGGACGTGCTCAGCATCCGCGCCCGCAGCGCCGACCTGCGCGGCGGCCTCAAGGTCAAGCGCGAACGCAGCTGGGACGGTGCCACCCTCGGCGCCGTCATCGCCTCGATCGCCGCGGCCCATGGCCTGGCACCCGTGGTCAGCCCCATCCTGGCGGCCATCGAGCTGCTGCACCTGGACCAGGCCAACGAGAGCGACGCCAACCTGCTGAGCCGCCTGGGCCTGCAACACGACGCCATCAGCACGGTGAAGGCCGGCCGCCTGCTGTTCATGCCGGCCGGCAAGAGCACCACCGCCAGCGGCCTGAGCCTGCCCCACGTCACCCTCACCCGGGCCGACGGCGACCAGCACCGCTTCCTGCAGGCCGACCGCGACAGCTACACCGGCGTCAAGGCGTACTACTACGAGATCAACAGCGCGGAGAAGAAGGAGGCCATCGCCGGCGGCGGCGACAACCTCAAGGAGCTGCGCCACAGCTACACCGACCAGGCCAGCGCCCTGCGCGCCGCCCGCGCCGAGTGGGGCCGCCTGCAGCGCGGTACCGCCACGCTCAGCTACACGCTGGCCAAGGGGCGCCCGGAGTTGACCCCCGACCAGACCTACAGCCTGCTCGGCATCAAGGCCGAGATCGCGGCCATCGTCTGGCTGGGCGGCAACCTGCACCACAGCTTCACGCCGGACAGCTACACCACCAGCCTGGAGCTGGAATCCAAGCTGCCCGACGGCGATGACGTGGATCTGCTGGCCGACCACGACGGCGACTACACCGGCGTGGTGGCCTGGTACCGCGACGAGAAAACAGGCGAACAGAAGAAACTCACCGCCGGCGATCAGACCAAGCCCAAGCGCCTGACGCACCTCTACGCGAGCAAGGCCAATGCCCAGAGGGCGGTAGATCGGGAGTTGAAGCGGCTGCAGGAAGCGCAGGCATGAAAAAGGCGCCCGGGGGCGCCTTCACAAAAGCTCGTTCGACCTAGTCGCTCTTTGGATTTAACGCATCCAGCTTCTTCGCCAGTTGTTTATTCCGAGCGCTTCGCTCGAAAACTCTGCTCTTGAAGTTGGATATCTCGCGCCACTCGTGGAGGATCAGGAAGAAGCTGGAGATGCTGATCCCCAAGCTCAGACCGGTATAAACCGTCACCGCGTGGTAGACCTTCCAACTAGCCGGGGAGAACCACAGGCCGAAAGCAATGATGACGGGGGACACCAGGTAGAACGAAAGGGCAATCTGAACTTCCCGGATCTTCTCCGAAACCGTCCGCTCGCTCCCAGACAGCCACTTGGTCTCACGCATGCTGTTCAGATTGACCCACAGCTGGATGGCAAAGCCCATCGGCAGCAGGAAAACCGTCAACAGCCCCCACTGCACAACAGGTGCAGTGGTGCGATCGAACGAAGACACAATGTAGTGAGCCAGGAGCGCGCCCATGGCAGCGGAAAGCACCACTGCCAGCACGCCAATACCTGTCCAGCCACCTTGAATTTTCATCTATCACTCTTCTGCGTTCGGCTATGGGTCTGCCTCGCCCTGGCGAAGCTTGCCAACCGGCCAATACTCAACCCGCGAGCCGGGCTTTTTCCTTCTCTGCAACCAGATGCTTGATGCCAACATGGCCGCCAGCGCTGACAATTTCCTCAATCTGCCCCAGCAACTCGGGATGGCGATCAAGGATGGCCATTAATACAACAAGCGGCTGCGGCGGCTCTACTTCCGCACGCTCATAGCGTGAAAAAGCGTTATGGCCACCACCAGAGATCGCAACCATCTGCTTTTGCGTGCGGTGCAGCTTTTTACGAATTCTCTTCATCTCATCTGCCACGGCTTGCTTGGCATCTTCAATGAGCTGATCGCCAGCCTTTGCGTATCGAATTGCGCTATCAGCGTCGAACTCTACTTCAGCGCATTCCACGCATTCCCAGCCTGCAAGCCCAGGCACGTCGCGCTTCAACTGCTGATAGGTCACCTCGAAGGTGCGATCCTCGAAAGGAATCATGCCCTCGGATGCGCCACAGCAAAAACACGTCTGCTTGTTCATTCCGTCCTCCTCTTGAAGGAAATCACTGGCGGCCCTTGCAGCCGGTAGGTCACCTTCACATAAAGCTCTACGCCACTCGGCGACGCGGGGTAGTACACGTCCTGCCAGATCGTGTGATCCGCATGTGTCGTCATCGACTTATAGAAGTCTTTACGACTCAGCTGGCTGATCACTTGCAGCATCGCCGTGGTGCTTAGCCCAAGGGCTCGGCCACCATCCATCGCTGACTTGGTAAACGCCGATGCGCCTAGCCTGGCAACGTCTGCTTGGATCGTTGCAAGGTCGTAGTGGGGTTTCTTCTTTTCCATAGCAATCCTATGTCCTTGGTCACAAACTACCCTCAAAGGGTAATTTTTTCAACCTTGACGTGATAGCCGGGCTTCCAGCAAGCGCACGAAAAAAGCGCCCGGAGGCGCCTTTCTGTAACCCGCTCACCGCATACGTTCATCGCCTGTGGCCAATAGCGCCGAGCAGGTGGAACTGGGAGATATAGGCGGCGGCGAGCTGGTTCAGGCGATCGCCTTCGGGATCGTCGGTGGTGAGCCCATCGATCGTGCTGATATCGCAAACGCACGCCCTGGAGTCGTAGAAAAGCCCACGCAGGCAGGTTTCCAGGCCATCCGCAGCGGCTGCGCGGATGAAGCGCTCCATCTCGCCGATCTCGTCGGTCTGGTTGTCGCGGCTCAGGTAGGGCACGCCATGCAGCCTTGGGGCGTCCTTGAAAAGCTCAGCGTGAAAGTCTTCGTCGTCCATTCCCTAGCCCTCGTTATTCGTTCCCAATGAGAACAGTTCAAGCCAGCTTTTTACCTGCTGCGACAACGGCCTCCAACTCCTGGAGGCGTTGTTCCAGGGTTTTCAGGCGTTTCTTTTCCTCAGCAGCAAGCTGTATTTCTCGCTGGGCGTCTTCGTCCAGTTCGCGCCAGAGCGCCAGCAGAGCCTGTTCGCGGGGGCTTTCGGCGCTCGCAGGGGCCGCTCGGCCAACCTCACTACGCAACATCGGGCCCTCCCCGGTGAGCAGCCAGTCGAGGCTGATGCCATACATCTCGCAGAATTTTATGCATTCCCCATAAGGAACACTGTCCCGTTTCCGCCATCCGGCGAGGGTTTGCCGATTCACAGGAAGCGCTCTTGCAAGGGCGCTGTCGGTAGTTACCCCGAAGAAGCCCATCATCCGACCAAGCACGGCATCCAGTGATTCTTTATGCATTTCAAACAAAAACCCTGTTGACTTATCTTTTTCGCATAACTACCCTTATGCGTAATGAGTACAGCTTAACCACAAGAGAGCGCCCCATCCATGAACAAACGCCAGATTCATGCCCGGCTGATCGAACAGGGCACCAGCTTCCGCCAGTTCGCCCTGGCCAAGGGCTACGACCCGCGCACCGTCACCCAGACGGTCACCCGCTGGGCCGGCTCCGACACCCTGCCCAATGGCCGCATTGCCTTCTCGATCATGCGCGACCTGTCCCAACAGGTCGGTGCCGAGCTGATCCCCGGCCTGCTCGATCACCCCTTCGCCCAGGCCAGCTGACCCTACGGGCCAGCCCAACCGTGAGAAACGAGAAGATGAAGCGCCCCCTTCTAACCAGCCGCCGCAAGGTCATGAGCGCGCTGATCAACGCCTACCCCGGTGGCCGCGAGTGCGCCGCCGCGCAGTTGGGCCTGGAACTCAAGAAGTTCGACAACCAGGCCTACGAGAGCAATGGCCACCGCCCGCTGGGCGACGACCAGATCTACCTGCTGGAGCAGGTCACCGGCACCAGCCTGCTGCCGGACTACATCTGCCGCCTGTACGGCGGAGTGTTCGTGCCCATGCCGGCGGATACCGAGCTGGACAACCTCGATCTCTATGCCCGCGCACTGGCTACCGACGTGGCCGAGGGCAAGGTCAACCAGATCATCGCCCACGCCCTGCGCGATGGCCGGCTGGACGAGGCCGAGCTGGCCGAAATCGTTGCCGCCCATCGCGACCACATCGCCGCACGGCATGCCGAGGTCGGCGCCGTGATCACCCTGCATCGCAAATAACAAGGAGCACACCCATGACTCAGCAACTGATTCCGGTATTCAACGGCGAACTCGATGGCCGCGCGCAGCAGCTCTGTGACGCCCGCGACCTGCATTCCTTCCTGGCCGTTGGCCGCGATTTCAGCACTTGGGTGAAGGATCGAATCGAGCAATATGGCTTCGTTGAGGGAGAGGACTATTCGTCAGTTTTGGCGAACAGGGGCACTTTTGATTCCCCGAATCGGGGGAATCAAACAGGCGGTCGAGGTGGTGATCGCCGCTCGATCGACTACCACCTCACCCTGGATATGGCCAAGGAACTGGCCATGGTCGAGAACAACGACCAGGGCCGCCAGGTGCGCCGCTACTTCATCGCCATGGAGCGCCAGGCGCGCGAGAGCCGGGGGGCCTCCTACCTGAGTGTGTCGCAGCAACTGGCCATCCACCGCCAGGTGCCCAAGCTGCTGGCCCAGCTCAAGGCGGAAACCGCCCCAGCCATCCGCGCCACCCTGCATGCCCAACTGGCCCAGCACTGCCACCTGCTGGCCCTGCCGGTGCCGGCGCTGGAGAGCGTGGGCCGCGCCAAGCCGGAGAACGGCGAGCTGTTCGACAAATAACAAACACCTGTAAGCGCACACGGACCGGGGGTTGGTGCGCTTGCGGAGGGATTAATCCCTGGGAAGGCCAGCCGCTGCCACGGCTGAGTAGGGGGAATAACGTGAGCGTTTACAAACTGGTATGCCCGGCATGCGGAGAGCGGATGCGCATTCGCAACTCCGAGGGGCAAACACCGACATTCCGCACCATCTACGGCCAGTGCATGAACCTGGCCTGCGGCTTGGTGCTCACGGGCTCGATGAGCTGGGACTACCAGATCAATACCTCGGGCATGGACAAGCCGAGGGTGGTGCTGCCGATTGCGCCATCCGTGGCGAAAATGCAGGCGTTGCGTGACAGCCGGCCTGCATCCGATCAACCCGATCTGTTCGATCAGCCACTCAAGGAAGCACACGCATGAGCCACGACACCTCTGCCAAGGATTACCGCAGCAGCATGCAGGCCGCCGCCAAGGCCTACCTCCTGCGCCATCAGGATGAGCACCTTGCCGACGATGAGCGCCTCTATGACCGCGCGTGCCGCTATTTGGTTCAAGGCCTGGACGTGCCTGCGTTCATGGCGCCGCGGCTGGTCCATCTGGCGATGACCGAACTCTCCTCCCGCGTGGGTATCGATCGCGGCCTCGGTGATGAGACCCGGCTGTGCCTGGTGCTGGTACGCACCGGGGAACGGGCCTTCATCCCCACCCGCTATCTGCCGCTGCGCCTGCAGCCACCCGCGGCACTGCCGGCTGCAGCAGCCGCACACTGACCACCACCCCCTGAATCACCGTACCCAGACCCGCTAGAGCGCGGGTTTGGGGAAGTTGCACCCGAAATTCGAGGTTGCCGCCATGCAACAAGCCATTGCCATCCAGCTGGACATGCCCAAGCCCGTAGCCGAGGCCCTGCTCAGCAGCCTGCGCTGCGAGCTGCGCCGTGGCCTGACCGAGCACTGGTACGACGATCGCTACCGCACCGTGCCGGAGTTCCTGCGCAGCCGCCGCATCCTCGATGACTACCCGGCCCTCGCCGGCCACAAACGCACCATCGGGGCGCTGAAAGCCGCCCTGGGCGCCAACCAGTAAGGCCAGCCACACCATGCAGATGAAAGAAACCCTACGGGCCGAGGTGCTGCGCCGCATCGAGCGCGACTTCGGCCTCCAGCACATGGCCGGCACCAACTACATGCGCAAGGGCAAATGCCCGGCGCACAACTGCGGCAAGAAGACCCTCTACACCTTCCACGACTCGCCCTGGATGCTGATCTGCGGCCGTCCGGAGAAGTGTGGCCACCGCGTCCACGTCAAAGAGCTGTATGACGACCTGTTCAACGACTGGAGCAAGACCGCCCCGGCCACCGCTCAGGACCCGATGGCCACGGCCAGCGCCTACCTGCAGTTCGCCCGCGGCTTTCGCCTGGAGCTGATCGCCGGCTGGTACAGCCAGGAGAACTACTGGAGCCGCGACATCAACGCCGGCAGCGCGACCGTGCGCTTCCCGCTGGAGAAAGGCGGCTACTGGGAACGGCTGATCGACCGGCCGGAGCGCTTCGGCAAGCAGAAGGCCCGCTTCAAGCCGGGCGGCGGTGGTTACGCGGGCGTCTGGTGGTGCCCGCCGTCGCTCAACCTGGTCGAGGTCGAGGAGCTGTACATCGTCGAGGGCATCTTCGACGCGATCGCCCTGCTGCACCACGACGTCCCTGCCGTCTCGATGATGAGCAGCGCGCCGCTGCCCGAACAATCGCTCAAGGCGCTCAAGAACGCCTGCCATGAGGCGGACAAGCGCCTGCCGCGCCTGGTCTGGGCGCTGGATAACGAGCCGCAGGCGCTTCGCAACACCCGCAAGTGGGTAGCTCAGGCGCGCGAGCTGGGCTTCAAGTGCGAGGCGGCTGTCATCCCGCAGCGCGGCGCCAAGAAAGTCGATTGGAACGACCTCCACCAGCGCTGGGCCTTCATCGACGGCGACGAAGAGCGCGCCAAGCGCATCGAGCTGGACATGGCCGAGGCCCGTCACCAGGGCGCCCTGCTGCTGGCCGAGTCGGCCGAGGAAAAGGGCCTGCTCATGTACGAATGGGACGAGTGCAAGGAATTCCACTTCACGTACCGCTCGCGCCTGTACTGGTTCAACCTGGACATGGAGAAGTACGAGCGCACCGCCCGCGAGCTTGACGGCTCCGAGCACCACGACGACCAGCTGCTCAACGACAAGCAGCGCCGGGACAAGGCCCTGCGCCAGAGCGCCGCCGTGGTGCGCATCGCCAACTGCTACTTCGACGCGCTGTACTACATGCGCAACGAGGTCACCGACGAGGCCTGGTACTACTTCCGCGTCGAGCGGCCCGAAGCGCCCACCATCAAGAGCACCTTCACCGCGGCGCAGATCGCCTCGGCGCCGGAGTTCAAGAAGCGCCTGCTCAACGTCTGCAACGGGGCCATGTTCACCGGTACCCCGCAGCAGTTGGAGCGCATGCTTGGCTACCAGCTCGACAGCCTCAAGACCGTCAACACCATCGACTGGATCGGCTACACCCGCGAGCACGGCGTCTATGTGTTCAACGATCTGGCGATCGCCGGCGGCAAGGTGCACAAGCTCAACGAGGAAGATTTCTTCGACGTCGGCTCCCTGAGCATCAAGTCGCAGAGCCTGTCACCGGTGCTGCACATCAATGCCAACCTGGCCGACTACGACGAAGAGTGGTTCGATCTGTTCTGGCGCTGCTTTGGCGTGCGCGGCGCGGTGGTGCTGGCCTGGTGGCTGGGCGCGCTGTACGCCGAGCAGATCCGCCAGCTGCACAAGTCCTACCTGTTCCTGGAGCTGATCGGTGAGGCCGGCGCGGGCAAGACCACGCTGGTGGAGCTGCTCTGGAAACTGACCGGCCGTACCGAATACGAAGGCTTCGACCCGTCCAAGGCGACCCCGGCCAGCCGGGCGCGCAACTTCGCCCAGGTGGGCAACCTGCCGGTGGTACTGATCGAATCCGAGCGCGAGCAGAAGGAAGGCGCGCCGGTTAAGCACTTCGACTGGGACGAACTCAAGACCGCCTACAACGGCCGCAGCGTCCGCTCCACCGGTGTGAAGAACAACGGCAACGACACCCGCGAACCGCCGTTCCGTGGCGCCCTGCTGATCGCACAGAACAACGCCGTCAACGCCTCCGAGCCGATCCTCCAGCGCCTTGGCCATGTGCACCTGACCCGCGAGCACCAGACCCCGGAAACCAAGCTCCACGCCGAGCGCCTGGAGCGCATGCCGGTCGAGCAGCTCAGCGGCTTCATGGTCAAGGCGCTCAAGCCCGAGGCGCAGGTCATCAAGCTCCTGGACGAGCGCACCTCCGGCTACGAGCAGCAGCTGCTGGCCCTGCCGGGCATCCGCACCGTGCGGATCGCCAAGAACCACGCCCAGCTGCGCAGCCTGGTCGACGCCCTACAGCTGGTCGTGCCGCTCAGCGATGAGCGCGCGGCCCAGGTGCACGCCGAGGTGGAGCGCATGGCGCAGGAGCGGCAGCAGGCGATCAACGCCGACCACCCGCTCGTGCGCGAATTCTGGGACATGGTCGAGTTCCTCAATGGCCCCCTAAACGAACCCGGCGGCCGGCTGAACCACTCCCGCAAGTCGGCCTTCTTCGCCATCAACCTCAACGAGTTCGTCGAGATGGCGGCCAACAAGCGGCAGCAGCTCCCGAACCTCAGCGAGCTCAAGCGCCTGCTCAAGACCAGCAAGTCGCCGAAGTTCATCGAGACCAACAAGCCCATCAACTCGAACATCGCCACCGACGGGATGAACACCGCCAAGACCGTCCGCTGCTGGCTGTTCCAGCTCGTTTGACCCGCCGGCGCGGCAACGCCGGTACCAACCCAAGGAGAAGCACCATGCCAATGAACGACAACGACGACCTCTATAGCCCCAGCCGGCGCGAAACCCTGCTCACCCTGCTGGGCAGCGGCGTGACCCTGGCGGTACTGCTCGCGGCCGGCTACCTCGCCCCCAACCTGCTGGCCCTGGCGGCCCGCTAACCCCAACGCCCAGGCGCGGCAACGCCTGGGCCTTACCAAGGAGAAGCACCATGCAAGTCATCAGCAAGAAAGAGGCGAAAGTTATGGGCCTGCAACATTTCTTCACGGGCAAGCCATGTAAACGCAACGGCCTAGCACCTCGGCGGGTTAACGGCGGGCGGTGCACCTGCGTGGCGTGCCGCGCGCATATCGCCGACCGGGTAGCTAATTACAAAACCGCCAACCCCGAAAAAGAACGAGCGCGGCTTCGTGAAGCGGCCAAAAAACGGTACTGGAACGGGCAGCGGGCTGCGGTAATGGCTCGTGCAAAGGCATGGATGAATGCAAACCCGCATAAGCGCAACGCAATCAACTCCAGGTATCGCCAGGCAGTGAGGCAGCGAATTCCAGCGTGGTTCGCTGAGCTCGATGCGTTCGTTCTGTTTGAAGCCTTTCAGCTTGCCGCTGCCAGGGCTAAGGCCACCGGTACGCCATGGCACGTCGACCACATGATTCCGCTGCAGGCCGCCGAAGCCAGCGGGCTGCACTGCGCCAGAAACCTGCAGGTCATTCCCGGTTTTTTAAACACCGCCAAGTGCAACCGCATGTGGCTGGTCAGTCCGGATGAGTGGCTGTGCCACCTGTAGCTACGGCGCGGAATGTTCCGAATTCACCAAGGAGAAGCACCATGCAAAGCGAAGACATACAAAAGCTGGCTAGGACGATTGCCGAAGGCTTCGGCGTAACGGAGAGCAACTCACATCCGAAATTCCTAGAGGACATCGCCATCAGCCTCCGCGAGTTGGTACAGCGAAGCGCCAGCTTGGAGGAGCAAGCCATCAGGCTGGGCGACCTGTTCGAGCGCATAGCCGACGGAGAGCCGCCAGGTTACGACGCGTGGTTTCGCGCCAAGGTGCAGGCCTCGTTAGAAGATCCACGCCCAGCGGTGCCACATGAACAGGCCATGGCCGAAGCACGGCACAAGATCGAAGAGGTGGCCAAGAAATGAGCGCCGCAATCGCCGCGATCCTTGACCTCGACCTGCTGTTCACCTTCGAGGATCTGGCCAAGGAGAAGGGCTGGTCGGTCGAGCGCAACGACCAGGACAACGCATTTGCTGATGCCCTGACCCAGCGCGCCTGGGAGGCATTCGAGGCCGCGCATGGCCCGCACGGCCGCAAGGAAGGCCAGCAGCTTTACGCCGAGATCAAGAAGTCCAGCAAGTACGCCCACCAGGCCGAGTGGTGCCGCACCCAGGGCTACGGCTACCCGTTCAAGGTGCGCATCGTGTTCGACACGGACGGCTACTCGGTGAAAGGAGGCGTCGGCGGGCAGTACCGCCTGGAGGACGTGAATCTGTACGTCCTCGAGGACGGCAAGAAGATCCGAGTTCGGTAACCCAGCCCCAGAAACAAGAAGGCCCCGGTGAGCGGCAACTCACCGGGGCCGGATACCACTTAACGGAGAAGCACCATGCAAGTACATCAACCGGGTGGCGCGGGCCAGCCTACATCAAGCGGCGGAGACCGTCAGCTTGAAGCCCAGGGCATGAATGACCTTCAGCAGCGTTTCAGTGCTCGGCACGCGCTCGCCGGACAGGCTCTTGTACAGGCTCTCACGCGACAGGCCGGTTTTACGGGCCAGCTCGGTCATGCCGCGTGCACGGGCGATATCGCCCAGAGCAACGGCCAGCAGCGCCGGGTCGTTGTCTTCCAGAATCACGTCGAGGTAGGCGGCCATCTCTTCCTCATTGTTCAAGTAGTGGGCCGCATCGAAGGGCCGCATGTTCAGCTTGGTCTTGTTCATTCAGAGCTCCTTGGACAACTGAATTGCCCGCTCGATATCACGCTGCTGGCTGGATTTGTCGCCACCGCCCAGCATGATCAGCAGCACATCGCCCTGCTGCACGTAGTACATGCGCCAGCCAGGGCCGAAAAACTCGCGCATTTCATACACCCCTTCACCAACCGGCTTCACATCGCCCAGGTTGCCCAGGCTTGCGCGCTGCAAACGCTTGATCAAGCGCATGCGGGTGACCGTGTCTTTCAGGCCGTTCAGCCAGTCGCTGAACGCCTCGGTTTCGATAATGGAGTACATGCGGCCAAGTGTAGCCAGAAGGCTACAGTCTGTGAACCCATTGCGAACATTAATTCTCGGGACTATGCTCTGCCCGTCACTGCAAATTCAGTGACCGGGATTGGCGTCCCGACTGTCTCTAGGCCGCACAGGCCGCTTGAACGCGGTTTTTTTGTGCGCGCAGTTCAGCACCCGAGTTATGGGGGGCTGGACGGTGGCCTCTTCGGAGGCGCCGGTACCCTAGAGCGCCGGTACGCCAACGCCGTCCAGTCTCCCACCATGATTGGCGTCCTGGAGGGAGGTTTCGATCTCAGCTCTAGGAGTCACTCCGATGACGACACACGCCCTCAATCCGTCCAGCGCCCTGCCGCCGCAAACAGTGGCCACCGCGCTGATCGGCACCGCACTGATTCAGTACCGCATCAACCACGCCCCCGAGCAGAAGGCACGCTTGCTGGCCTTGGCCGAAATGGCCATCGCCCTCGGCGCCCTCAACCGCTCCGACTGGCAACACGCCATGGGAGGTGTGTGATGGCCGCGCAGAAAGCCGAAAGCAACCTGTACTACCGCGTCCCGGAGGAAGCCTTCGATCGCCTGCAACTGGTGCGCGACTCGCTCAAGCTGCTGATGAACTGCGCCGAAGACGGCCAGCGCGGCACCCTCGAGCCGCGCCTGCTCGCCAGCTACTTGCATTTGTTGGTTGAACAAATGAGCAGCGCGTTTAACGAAGCGGACTGGAACGGCCAGAGGGCATGAGCATGAGCATGAGCAATCTGAAAACCACCATCGTGCCCTTCCACGAGCATGAACTGATCACAGTGAAGGACGGCGGCATCATCCGCGTGGCCATGAAGCCAATCTGTGAGGCACTTGGACTGGATTGGAAGTCCCAGCACAGCCGGATTCAGCGCAACCCGGTTTTAGCCTCAACCATGGTCATGATGACCATGGTTGCCGGTGACGAAAAACAGCGCGACATGTTGACCCTGCCGATCGAGATGCTGCACGGCTGGCTGTTCGGCATCGAGGTCAGCCGGGTGAAAGAGCATCTGCGACCGATGCTGATGACCTACCAGCGTGAGTGCTACCAGGCACTGGATGGCTACTTCCGTCGCGGTCGCAAAATCGCCACGGCAAAGCCGCTCAGCGGTAGCCAGTTGCTGGCCGCGCAGCGCCATGTGCAAAAGCTCCTGGCTGATTTCAAGCGCGAACGCGACCCAGCAACACGGCAGACCCTGATGGAAATGCTGGATCAATCCTGCCGGCTGATTGGGATCAACCCGCCAGCCCTCAGCGTGCTCCAGTAGCTGCAGGGAGGCACTGAAC